CTATGAATTCATATACTTCAAAAAGATATTCGGTGTGTCTTTTTCTACACTCTTAGTCACATGAGTGTAGATATCTAAAGTTGTTTTTATATCAGCGTGTCCTAATCGTTCTTGAACTTGTTTAATACTTGCCCCGGCTTCAAATAATAGAGATGAATGTGTATGTCTAAAAGAATGTACGGTTATTTGATATTCAGGATATTTATCAAGAATCTCCTTTAAATAATTATGATAAAGAATTTCATTTTTTTGATTACTAAAGATAAGTTGTCTATCGTTAGACTTAACTCTTATTCCTCTAGAAAGAAGCAACTTTTTTTGTTTTAGTTTCCATATTTTAAGATAGTCTAAAGTTGGTGGGTCTATGGATATTTTTCTTTCGGAAGCTATCGTTTTTGTACTAGTAATTATTGGACCATCAATTAATGATGAGACACTCTTATTAATTGACAATGTTTCTTCCTGAAGATTAATATCTTCCCAAACTAGGGCTAGCAGCTCGCCTTTTCTTATCCCAGTAAAAGCCAATAATCTAAACATAACAAAAGACTGATATGTTTCATTAGACTGAATCACGGACAAAAGGTTATTCAATTGTTCCTTATCCAAGAATTTTTGTTCTTTTAATTTTGGAAGTGTTCTTTGTTTTCTAGGCATAATAATTCTATTCATTGGATTATCAGTTATTAAATGTTGATTAATAGCGAACCCAAAAACTTTTGAAGTATATATTTTTAAAGCCGAACAACTACGAGATGTAGAAAACCACTCGTTAACTGCGTTTTGACAAAAGGCAGGGGTTATTTTGTTTATTTTAAGTTCTCCGAAAATTGGTAGTATCTGTTTAACAAAATAATACTCAACTCGTTGAGCAGTGCTTTTTTTTACACTATTTACATATTGAGCATACCAAAGCTCATAAACATCCTTAAAACGACTGTAATCCTGTTTGACGAATCCGCCACTCTCAATCTCCAACTGCAACTGTGCAAGCGCTAATTTCGCTTCTTTCTGTGTTCTAAACCCGCGTTTTGTAGTGCGCTTACTTTTACCAGTTAATGGATCAATGCCTAAATATGCGTTAAACATATAGGCAGTTGATCCATCTTTTTTTGTGTATTTTTTGATATTAGCCACGTTAATCAGCTCCTCGAATATATGTTCTTACTGATTGAAAAAGAAAAGCCCGAAGGCTAGTCTTTCATTTTATTTACTAATTCATTTTCACCGACAAGAAGATAAATTAGGGAAGCACCAGAATCTTTTTGCCCATTCCATTCATAGATAGTTTTAATTTTGTCATACTTTTTGTCTTTGGTAGTAGTAATCCATAACTTACTTCCTTTAATTTCTTGCACGGCGACATTCCAAGAATGTGATCCTTGATAAGTTAGATCTATACTTCTGTCTTCACATTCTTGTTGAGTATAGGCTACAAGTAAATCTTTTTGTTTTTCTGAAGGCTCATTTTGGCTAAGTGAGCTATCAGAAACATTCTTGCCTTCTTGTTTTTGACTACATGCTGTTAAAAACAGGAAAGCGATAGCTACCAAAAACAAATTTCTCAATAATCTTTTCATATTATCTCCCTACAATATTTCCGTAGATAGTAAGAGCAATATACATTACTATACTAAATAAGAGAAATATCCACTTTGTTTTTTTTGAAAATTTCTTTTGATATATATCTTGAACCAACAAAACACAAAAAATGACGAAAAAAATTAACGAAGTTAATAAGATTGTTATCTCCATTGTGACCTCCTATAAATAATATTTAAGATATATTAATCTTTATCAGGCGTAACCACCTTACCAATAATTCTAATTTCCTCACCTCTTAGAACCCTATCATCATATTTTTTGTTAATAGACCTCAATATAATACGTTCATTCTCATAGTCTTTAATAAGCTTCTTACAGGTTACACCATCACCATCAATCTCTACGATTGCAATTTCACCATTTTCAACATCACATTGTTTCTTGTAAAAAACAATACTTCCATTTTTAATTAACGGTTCCATTGAATCACCTTGGATATAAATAGCGCAATCAGCATTATCTGGTACATAAGCAAATGATCGTTGTTCAATATCTGTGTCGCCATATTCCAATACAGAAGGGTTTGCTGCAGACTTGCCGACGAGTGGTACGACTTTGATATCCGAAGTGTTTTGTTCATGGAGTTGTTCTTCAGCATAGGCGAGGACCTTTTTTTGTCGTTTCTCATCCAGTTTAGCTGATATGTTGGTTATATGGGTTAGAGTGTTTGAAAGTTGATCGCCTTCAATAATAAACGATTTAGAAACATTAAATAAATCAGAAATTTTTTGAATCGCACCCATTCGAGGAGTCTTAAGACCAGTTTCCCAGTTGGATATAGTTTGTTTTGAATAACCTAACTTTAATGCTAAATCCTCTTGAGTAAGCCCAAACTTTTTTCTAAGAAGGGTAATTTGGTGTCCAATAATATTTGTATCCATTCTTTCACTTCCTTTATATATTGAACTTTCTAACACGATAATACAACATTAAGTTATAAAAAGCAACAAAAAGTTATATAAAAGTTATATATTATTATTGACAATAACTTAAAGTTATACTATACTAATGATGTATTCAAAACAAGGAGGTGGGTTTCAAATGGAAATAACTCTAGGAGCTGCAAGAGTTAATGCTGACCTAACGCAAAAAGAAGTTGTCGAAATTTTAAGAGAAAAATATGATATTGAAATCACTCGTCAAAAATTAGCGTATTACGAAAAGGATTCAACGGATTTACCAATTTCATTAGCAAAAGCATTAACAAACATTTATAGCATAAGTGAAGAAAATATTTTTTTTGGCAGCAAGTCAACTTTAAGTTATATATGCAAGGGCGAAAAAACAGTATCAGTTCAACTGTGAAACGAAACAGCCACTATAGGAGGTAATCACAATGCCAATGATGGAAGTAACAGAATATGAACAAATGATGCTCCTTGGTTGGCGTGGAATGGCTCAGACCACAAAAGAGGAAGCGTTAAAAGAAACAGAAGAAACTTACCTCGCTAAATCGAAGCAAACGCTTTTCACATTGCAGGAACTTGCAGACAATTGGGGATGTTCAAAAGGACACGTTCATCGGATATTGAAAAAGTATAATGTTGAGCCTATTGGTAAGCGAGGGAAAGAAAACGAATACGATGGTAGCCAAGCAGAAGAAGTAAAAGCTGTTCATGATGGTAAGGTGATTTATCAAGATAAGCTTAACTGGAAAATGCGGGCAATGTAACCAATACAAACGGAATAAACGAGGAGGAATACCAGAATGAATATAGTAGAATTTGATAACGAGAACGAACCAAAACGTGTAGTTATAAAAATGGAAAATGGGCTGTTAATGATTGATAAAGAAGGAATTCATTACGATTCGTACAAACATGGTACAGAATCTAAAGTGTTCTTAAATGGAAAAATTATTAGTACGGGCGAAATTAAAGGATTGAGTACCAAAGAATTAACCACTCAAGAGATTACAAAATTGATTTTGGGAATCAAGTTCGGAATTTTACAACAATTAGAAAAAGCACTTGACCAGGCTATAAAAGAGAAAAACTCCACAATGGTTGCAGCCATTGCAGAGATTTTGAAGATCTATTAGTCATCGCTTTGTAAATTTTCTGGTAATTGACCACTAATCAATGTGTTGGAGAAGTCGAGATAGGCTTGCGCAACTTCTTTGACTGATATCGATTGACCTTTTACAGATGTACGACCGATTTCATTTGATACTTTTGATTCGTGAGCTAACCATGCTTCCACAAGGTTTACTGCTAACTCATCGTAATTTTTATTAACACTACTCATAATATTTCACCACCTTAATTTATTTCAGCAGACCACTTGCTGATAATTAAATTATACCAGAAAGGAAGTAACCCGAATGAATAACTTAGTAATTATGAAAGACCAACAAGCGGTCACAAGTAGTTTACAAGTTGCAGAAACATTTAATAAAAACCATCGTGATGTTTTAGCAGCGATTGATGATTTGAAAGAGGGGGTTGCGGAAAATTACGCAGGCCTATTTTACGAAGATACCTACATTCATCCACAAAACAAACAATCCTATCGCCAAGTAATTATGAATCGTGACGGATTCACACTACTAGCAATGGGATTCACAGGTCAAAAAGCTCTTAAGTTCAAACTGAAATATATTGAGGCTTTTAATCAAATGGAAAATCACATCAAGGAACAATTAGACACGTCAACTTTAAGTCCAGAACTACAATTCATGAATAGCGTAGTCCAATCACTCGCAAAACAAGAAATCGCGAACAAACGTCTTGAACATAAGATGGATAACATCACGGATATTATCGCTTTAAATACAACTGATTGGCGTAAAGAATGCCGTAGCTTGGTTAACAAGATGGCAAAAACACAAGGCGAGTTTGGTGCTTATCAAGAAATACAGACAGCGATTTATGACGAAGTAGATCGTCGAGCTGGCTCATCGTTGAAAACACGTTTAACCAATTTAAAAAACCGCATGGCTGGTGAGGGTGTTTCCAAATCTAAGCGGGACAAAACGAATAAATTAGATGTGATCGATAGTGACAAACGATTAAAAGAAATCTATTTAGCGGTTGTTAAAGATTTTGCCATTAAATACGGAATCTGGAAGGAGAATTAGGATGGATATTGAAGAAAAACGAGCATTAGGAAACTTTTTAAGTACTATTATTTCTGAAGAATCAGCTAACCAATTGGTAAATCTGGAAGGGCAAAAATTAAAAGATGTGTACTACACGTTGCAGGAACAAATGGAATACGAAGGTATTGCTCCTGAAGAACCGACAGTAAAAAGTGTTATTAATGAAATTCGGGAGTTACTAGAAATTACCCCAAGTGCTGATTTTGGGATTGAAGATTATCAAGACCTTATTTATCAAAAAGTAGATATGTTAAGTAGCATATTAGGTATCGAATAGGAGGGAATTTAAAATGAATAACGAAAAAAAACCAAAATATGACGAAACAAAAGAACATTACTTATCAAAATTTAAGCGAAATAATGACGTTGAAAAATTTGGTTTCTCAAAAGAAGCTGAAAAAGCTGGGAAAATAATTTTAGATGAACTAAAAAATAGAGACTTAACGTATGATGACGCATACGCAAGTCTCCAATGGGCATATAACAAGCTTCAATATGAATCAAATTTTATTAGTATCCGATAAATTTAGCATTGTTATTGAGTTCAATTGATAAAACTTCGAAGTTGTCATCAGCTAGCAACATAGAGTCTAGTCTTGTGCCACTTTCTAGGAAATGTACATTTTTTACTAGGGTAGTTACAGGTTTCTGTGTTTCGAACTTCAAACTGTTTTCAGAAACAAAATCAAGCACTTTTTTTAGTAGTAAATCTGGACGCGAAAAAGCTTGTTTTGTAGAAAATATACGACTTTCTACAGAACTTCTCCAAATTGAAAAGAGTTCTGTAGCTAAACAACCATTAATCGTTTTTTTCTGAATATCAAAGTCATAGTCAAATTCTTCTAATGAAATATGCGTTTTACTGTCATTCAACGGCAAGAATTCAGCAGTTAAAAGTTTTCCTTTGTAATTCACAACCAGAGAAAATTCTTTCTTTTCATTATCTTTAAACTGCATCGCATAAAGAAGGTAGTATACGGCTTGTACTTGGCTTAAATTCATATTATCACCTCACTTTCATAACTAATTATATCAAAGATTATAACCAAAGGAGGATTTTAAATGCCAAAAGAAAATATCCAAGATAAATATCATGAATCTTTAAAGGAACGGAATATCACAGACCCATACAAAGAACTAGCTGAACGTCTCAACGGAGTCAAACAAAGTTAGGAGTGTCAATATGGCCTATAACGAAGAACAGCAAAAATGGATATATGAACAAATTCAAGCTGAACGCCGCATGATTCAAATAGACAGAGAAGCATTAAAGAAATCTGGCAGACTGACGGATAAGGAATTAGCGAAGATGCAGAACGAGTTGGAATTTTTACGTGAAATGGAGCTAGAAAATAGAGTTCAACGATTATGAGAAAGGGGAAAATGAAGATGAATAAAAAAGGATTAGCAGCTCTATCGGCAAATCCGCTTTATAGAGCAAGACGTGTACAAGCAATCTGCTATGCAAGTGTGCTACTGAATATTACTTTACTTGCTTGTTTAGCGAGTGTAATGCTATGTCGATAAACAAAAAAGCGACTCAAGCCGGCAAGCAGTAAGTCGCAAAAATAATCTGATGAATTAAATTATAACACATACTAGGAGGAAAAAACGAATGAAGAACAAGCAAGTTTTACTAAGTGAAATAAACGAAGGCGCATTGCAAGAGCAATTCAACCATGTAATGCATACCGTCGTCGAAAATATTCTTGATCCTAATACTGATGCAACTAAAAAACGGCAGATAACTATTACGTTAGATATTAAGCCTAATGAGTATCGAGAAGATTTTGTTATGAACGCTGTCGTTAAATCTAAACTGGTCCCTAGAGATGAAGTTACATCACGGGTACTAATTGGACGAGATGAAAAGGGAAAACTTGTAGCGAATGAGTTGAAAAGTGGACAACGAGGACAAACCTATTTCGATCCAGAAGATTCAGAGTTAAAGGATGACCAGGGCACGCCTATTACAGAACTAGAACATTCAAATATTAAAAAATTTAAACAAAACTAGGAGGAAACTAAGATGGCAGAAGATTTAAGAGAAGCATTGAAGTATGCAGTTGAGTTACGAGATGGGCAAGAAGTTATTTATTTGGAAAAAGGGAAAACCTTTTATGACAAAAATAAAGCGCACTTAGAAGAACTTACGCCAATTAAGCGCGCAGAAACGTTAATCGTAAATTCGCTCTCAGGGTTGGTAGGGTATCTGAAATCAAATTTTGAGAAGTACAAAGGTGGTTTAGGTCTATTGATTCATATTGATGGGCCAACAAAAGTTAGTGTTTTATCTAGACTAGACGAAGACCGAAAGAGAGAAAGTTTAATTGAAGCAAATCTATTATTGGATAAGTTTCCTTATCGACGATTCATGGATTCGGAAGATTTTATTATCAATGTTCAATCACTCATTCAACGAGATTTGGACGCATCAGCGATTCTTGCCTGTGCAAGTTCAATTAGAATTGAAGGTGGGGGTGACCTGACTGATAACGGTATCTCGCAACAAGTAACGGTAAAAGAAGGTGCCGCTACATTAACAAAAGCAGAAGTGCCAAGCCCGGCTGAATTACGACCGTACAGAACGTTTTTAGAAGTAGAACAACCGGCTAGCCCATTTGTATTTAGAATTAATAAACGAGGCGAATGCGCATTGTTTGAAGCTGATGGAGGACTATGGAAGAACGAAGCGGTTGAAAGTATTTTAAATTATCTAACTAGTGAATTAGAAACAGAAATTAAAGAGGGTCATGTTGTCATTATTGGCTAAATAAAAAAGACCAGCAAGGATAGCCGTCCTCGTTGGTCAACAAAACAAATTATAGTAACCATATTATAACATATATGGTTTTGGAGGGAAAGCAATGATTGATATTACCGGATTAAACGATTCAATTCATGAAAATATGTTGGCTTACGAACAAAATGAAGTAGTTAAAGCCATCCACACAGCTTCAAGCTATGGACAAACGAGCGTAGTGATCCGTAAAAGAGGACTTACACATCAGTTTAGAGCCTCTTTAGAACTTGAGGGAATTGACATTTTAGATCACAAGGACGACACAAAAGCTAAACTAGTATGGGAGTGGTAGTATGCCTGAATTTGATTCATTAGGGGCTAGACAAGAGCCGACAGAGGAATTATATGAAGATGTGGACGTAACATCAGACTACGACAAGGATAGCATGGGAGAAACTATCGCTCAAGAGGATGGCGTATTTGAAATATTGTATACATTAACTACTGTCATGAGCAATAGATGTCTCACAATAAAAACAGAGAAAGCAATTGTTACTCAACAAGATATTGTAGATTTTATTTTAGAAATAGGTGAAGAAAAAATAACATCTATAAACTTTGTAGGATTAGGAGAAAAGTATTTAAAAACTGGAGGAAATTACGATGGGGAATGAACTAGCAAATGAATTTACAAAACAACAATCAAACCCAAGTCATGGTGTAATGACCAATGTGAGTGTTAGCCGAGAAATGGAGGAAGTGAAGGGGCAAATTTTTATGGCCAAACAATTTCCGAGAAATCCATTTGAAGCAGAGAAACGAATTCTTGATTCATGTAAAAGAAAAAGTTTAGCCTCAACAGCGATGTATAGTTACCCGAGAGGAAATACGAATGTTCAAGGTCCATCTATTCGACTAGCAGAAGTTCTCGCCCAAAACTGGGGGAATATCTCTTTTGGTGTGAAAGAACTAGAACAACGACCAGGGGAATCTGTAGCGATGGCTTACGCATGGGATGTTGAAACAAATACTCGACAAGAGAAAATATTTACTGTTCCCCATTTACGGCATACAAAATATGGCTCAAAGCTACTCGAAGATCCAAGAGATATTTATGAAATGGTTGCGAATAATGGATCACGAAGACTTCGTGCTTGTATTCTAGGTGTAATCCCCGGGGATATTGTTGAATTAGCTATTGAGGAATGCAACAAAACCCTTGCAGGAGAAAATGCTTCGCCTTTAAAAGATCGTTTATCTAGAGCTTTTACAGCCTTTAAAGAAGATTTTGATGTGACGCAAGAAATGATTGAAGAATACTTTGGTTATGCATCGAATAATTTTTCTGAGAAAAATTTCTCGGATTTAATTGGTATTTACAACAGCCTAAAGGACGGTTTAACAAAGGTACATGAATATTTCGAAAAACCTTCGGCAGAAAAGAAAATAAAAAACAGCATTGAAAAAGAGTTTACAAATAATAGCGAACAAAAAATCGCAGAAAAAGTAAGCGGGAGTAAATCAGTAAAATCGAAAGCAGATGAAAAAGATGGACCTCAACAAGAAGAACTATTATAGCAATGAAGCTGACTGGCAGTATATGTCAGTCAGTCAATTCAAAGACTTTATGAAATGTGAAGCCGCAGCATTAGCCAAATTAAAAGAAGAGTGGGCACCAACTTCAAACCCAATCGCTTTATTAGTTGGCAACTATGTTCATTCTTACTTTGAATCGAGCAAAGCACACACAGAATTTATTAATGAAAATTATGCTTCTATCTATAAAAAGAATGGATCCGAACGAGCAGAATTTATTCAAGCTGTAGATATGATTGAAGCACTGGAATATGACGACTTTTTCAACTTTGTTTATCAAGGAGAAAAAGAAGTAATTTTGACGGGTGAGTTATTCGGCACTAAGTGGAAAGCAAGAATTGATTGTTTTAATTTCGATAAAGGATATTTTGTTGATCTAAAAACAACCCGCAGCCTTTCGCAACGTTATTGGTCAGAACGGTATGGGGGATATGTCTCTTTTGCTGAAGAATATGGATACATTACACAAATGTATGTGTATAAACAATTACTTGAGCAGAAATTCCATAAAGAAATTGCCCCATATATTTTTGCAGTTACAAAAGAAACACCACCGAATATAGCCGCAATTGAAATTCACCATACAAGATATGAGTTTGAACGTTACACAATAGAAGAAAAGTTACCTCACATTCTAAGAGTAAAGATGGGGGAAGAAGCCCCCACGCAGTGCGGAAATTGTGAATATTGTAGAAAAAATAAAAAATTGAATGGATTTATAGAAATAGCAGACTTACTAAATTTATAGAGAGGAGGGTCTCAATTGGATTACTTTAGACAAAGACGAGAGTACCGTAAATTGAAACAAAACGAAATAGACATCTCAATAGGCCAAAACAATCTGTATCGCGAGTTATTAGACTACGCGAACGATGAAGGCAAATTAGATGACTGGTTTCCTTTGAAAAATTCGGCGCTTACCGATCTTACAGGGCTTTCTACTCAAGGAGTAGCTAAAGCACGGAACAGTCTAATACAAATGAATTTAATAAAATATCGACCTGGAAAGAAAAATGCAGAGAAACCACAATATAAAATCCTCCCTCTGTATAACAAACGGTTGTCTAAAAGTGTGACAACTAGTTTAACAAAAAACAATGATGAAAACGGCGAAAATGTGCCAAAGTGTGACAAACAGTTCACTAGTAGTGTAACAGCTGGTTCACAAGTAGTAGCACAAACGGTTGTACAACCAGTAGCACAAACAGTTGAACATAAAGATCTTACTAGTACTATACAAGAACTAGACAAAGACAATAAATATATATATCAAGATGACCTCGGAGTGTACGAGTTTATTCAGCAAGCTTGGAAAAAAGCACCTACAGGACTTTTACAAGGCGCACTAGGTCCATGGATCAAAGAATGGGGTCCAGAGTTGGTTTTGTATGCATTCAAGCTAGCTTATGAAAACAGTGTGGAAATGCAAGGACTAAAAAAATATGTGCAAGCCATCCTGAACAATTGGGCGAAACGTGACATAAAAACACTCGAGGATGCTGAAAAAGCGCGTGAAGCATTTGAAGAGCAAAAAAGAGCTGGACGTGGCGGCTATCAAAAGAAACCAGTTAGGGAAGAAAAACTACCAAATTGGGATGGTATGCAAGAAGATACGCCTCTTTCTGACGAAGAACAAGCAGACCTACAACGGCAAATGCAAGAATTGTTAGGAGATAATGGAACATGAAAATAACATTACCACTCACACCAAAACCGCAAAGTAGACCGAGGTTTGCCAGACGTGGGAACTACGTTCGGACGTACGAAGAGAGCGCCATGACTGCGTATAAGCGCCAAGTGCAGTCGTATCTTCGCAAAGCCAAACCTAAAATTATTGAAAAAGGGCCAATAATGGTGCACGTGACGTTTTACGTCAAACCGCCTAAATCAGCTCTAAGCAATAAACAGAAGCGCTTAGACGTGAAACTAGAGCGGATGTACTGTGATAAAAAACCAGATACAGACAACTATTTCAAAGCAGTGACGGATGCTGCTGAAGGCATTTTATACAAAAATGACGGTCAAATAGCTGTGATGGTTTGCCAAAAGCTCTACAGCTTAAACCCACGAACGGAAATTGAAATCAGGAGATTGGAGGGCGAATAATGGCAACCAATACACTCAAAGCAAAAAAACAAGCCATTCGACATAAAATTCTTTCTCTGACAGGCGACGATGATACCTGGATGAACAATCCAGAAATCGTCAGAGAGGTCCAACGGTTGTCTACGTTATTAAATTCTGATCGCATAGGTGATAAGCGACCATTGCCAAGGCTAGATCCTGATAAGCTGACGAAAGAAGAATACCAACGCTTATTGGATTTGGGCTATCAAGTAAAAGATATTAAGAAAGCCCTAGGGCTAGGCACAACAACCTTTCAAAATTGGCGAATGGCGAATGAAATAGAAAATAAAATTAAGAGAAAACAAAATAACAAAGTAGAGGAGAACAAGCACATGAAATTTAACATCAATACAGCAAGTTTATTATTACCAGGAACATTTGGAGCAGAAGGAAAAGAGTGTATTACGATTTCAAAAAGTGGACTAGCTTTAAGCGGACCAGTTGTGAGATGA